AAATACTTAAAAGTTAAAAATTAGGGGGGTAGTAAGGGTCGGACAAGACCCTTAAACCCTCTGTACGTTGAGATATGAAAGAATTTTTTGAGCTGCCCTGGTCCATTTATTATATTTTAGGGGCGAACGCTTATATAGGGGCGAGGGGCGACTTACAATTAAAAAGAGATTTACAAAATTCTATGCAAATATTAGAATGATACTTATTAACATTTAATGCGAAAGGAGGAACATATGACAGGCTGTTTATTTAATTGGCTTAGATTCACTAGGTTTTGGACGTGTCACGGTCTACTAAAATATTTAACGATGAATTAAAAGGAGTAATTATGCGATTAAATTTTATTCTTTTTATTATGCTTATCGAGAAATATTCTAGATGGAGTAATCTTAAAGTTACAAAAGACAATAATGAATATATAATTGATTTTGGCTATTGGCGATTCTTTATATATTAGTCGTTGTAACTAGACATGATTTTAGTTATTTACCGTGTCACTAAAACTAATAAATAACTTATATAACCAATGTGGAAGGGTATATGAACGCTAGTACACTGCTAAAACATATCGAAACTTTTCGAAAATTCGATGCAGATATACAGAGTCAAACTATTGCAGTTTTTTTATACGTAGGAATTAATGAAGGTGAAGAAGGCGTACCTATGACTACAATTGCAAAAGATTTGAACATGGCTCAAAGTTCAGTGAGCCGAAATGTTTCCCTTTTATCTAAATGGAGTTGGTCTAGAAAGGAAGGCTTAAATTTTGTTGAAGCCCTGGAAGACCCATACGAGAGAAGAAGGAAACTTGTTAAGTTAACTAACAGAGGAAAAAAATTGTATGCTACAATTAGTTAACAATAATTTTTATAGCATAGGAAGGAGGTATATAATGAAAGCTAATCCAAAAGAGCTGCAAGAAATCTATAAACTTGTTTGCAAAACACAATGGGATTTGGGGCGAGATGAAAGCGTTAAAGACCGAGCAAAGAAGATTATAGAGTTTTGGGGCGAAGACACTTTTATAAATGACATTGACGAAAGTATGCTTGACGGTCTAGTTGCAAGTTTAAGAGATAAAGATTTATCGAATGCAACAATAAATAGATACTTGTCAGCTATCTCGACAATGATAACTTTTTGTTTAAGAAGACATGGAGTTTATCAATTGAAAAGAAAGCCATACATAAGTTGGTTAAAAGAACCTAAAAAGAAATTAAGATATGTTACTCAAGAAGAAGAGAAACAATTAATTAATCTTTTACGTTCTTGGAATATGAAAGATGACTCTGATTTTTTTATCATGTTAATTGATACTGGAATGAGATTGTCTGAGCTGCAAAATCTTAAAGTTGGTGATTGCTATGAAGATAGGATTGTCCTGACGACTACAAAAAATAATGAGTCTAGGGGCGTACCGTTGACTAAGCGTTGCCAAGAAATTGTTGAAAGATTTTCACATGACAAAAAACCAGGTGAAAGATTGTTTCGACATTTTGCTCAGTGGAGACCAAATTCAAGTTGGCGTAAAGTTCGTAAAGCAATGAACTTAGAGCATGACAAAAGATTTGGTATTCACGCTTGTAGAAGGACTTTAGTACATAGATTATTAAATGCTGACGTTCCTTCAAAAGCTGTTCAGTCATGGGTCGGACATAAAGATGACCGAATGATTGAACGATACGGTACTGTACTTAGCACACGATTAACTTCGTTTGTTAATGTTTTAGAACCACAATCCACTAAAGAGAATGAAGCAACGGATAGTGAAGAACCGTTGCGAAAGACCTCTTAATGGATTAAAAAAATGTTTGGATTAGTGTTAAAAGATATAGTAAACCATCGGAATGAAATTCACGCGCTCTTAGCTCAGTTGGATAGAGCATCGGTTTTCTAATCAGTTGGAGGGTCTAGCGTCCCATCGGTGTGATTGTTTAATCTCCCCTGATATTACTAACTTTTAACACTTTCCAAGCATTTAAAAAAATTTTTATTAATCAATCCACATGAGGGTTAATTAGTACCCCTATTAGAACCAAGGGGGCTACAAGTCCCTCTAGTATAACCAAAGGAGTCGTATGTTGAAACACAATGGGTATATCACATTACCTTTTACCTCTTTAAAAGAACAATTGGAGTTGGAAAAGGATATGAGAAACCGTGGTATTAATCGTTTTCAAAAGAGATTAAGTGACCACAAGAAAAGGGGCGAAGAGTCTTTTACTAATTATGGTAAGACTTTATTGTCTAATTCAATAAGACCTCTATCAGAAGCAATATCATTATTTGTAAATGAAGGGGAAAATCAAAAGGGTGTTCAGCCCATAGCAAGAAGGCTATTGTCTTTAATAGAACCAGACATAGCGTCTTTAATAACAGCTAAGTCTATTATCAATTCAATTACTATTGCAAGGAAACTTACAAGCGCAGCAATAAACGTTGCAAGTAAAATTGAGGATGAAGTAGCGTTAAGGACATTTGAGGAGTCCAGACCAGAGCATTATGGAATTGTAAAAACAGACCTAGATAAAAGGTCGTTTGGCTATATGTATAAGAGAAGGAAACTTAGAGAGTCAGCGCAAAAGAATGAGTTGGAGTGGGTATTGTGGACTAGGAGTGAAAAGGTTCATGTAGGCTACAAGCTTATAGAGCTTATGGTTTTATCTACTGGACTTTGTGAAGTTAAATCACAAATAAGAAAACGCAGACACGAAAAAGTTTTATTACCTACAGAGAAAACTTTAGAATGGATAAATAATCGTAATGAATTTTTAGAAGTTTTAGCACCAGAATATTTTCCAACAATAATTCCACCAAGAATGTGGGAAGAAGGAAAAGTGACCGGTGGTGGTTATTATAGTAGACACATAAAACCTTTAACGCTTGTTAAGTATCGTAAAAGAGAAAACCTTCAGCAAATAAAAGATGTTAAAATGCCAATAATTTATAAAGGCATTAACGCAATGCAAAACACACCATATAAAATAAATAAATTTGTTTATGATGTTTTAAAAAAAGCATGGGACAAAAATATTAACATTGGTGGGTTACCAAAAGCTGAACTAGAGAATTTACCAAACAAACCTCACGATATAGACACTAACGCAGTATCAAGAAAAGAATACAGACAAAAAGCTGTCCTGGTCCACACAGAGAACGCAAGACAAAAATCAAAAAGATTATTGTTTGCAAAAGTATTGTGGATAGCAGAAATGTTTTTAGAAAGAATTTTTTATCATGCACACACATTAGACTTTAGGTCTAGATGTTATCATGTAACTAATTATCTAAACGGACAAGGAGTTGACTTTGCAAAAGCTTTACATTTGTTTGGAACTGGTAAAGCAATCACTGAAGAAAACAAAGGTGATTATTGGTTGGCTGTTACTGGCGCAGCTCTTTTTGGAATTGACAAAGTAAGTCGTAAAGAACAATTAGATTGGGTTGAAAGTAATTTTAATATGTTTAAAGAAATACAAACAGACCCATTTACTAACAGAGATTGGGAACACGCAGACAAGCCTTTTCAATTTCTTGCATGGTGTGATGAGTGGTGTAGATTTAAAGCAAAAGGTTATGGCTTTGTAAGTCATTTCATTTGTAACCAAGACGGTTCATGTAACGGTATTCAACATTACAGTGGAATACTAAGACACACACCTTCAGCAAAAGCAGTTAACTTAGCAAACAGTGAAAGACCTCAAGATGTTTATTCAGTTGTAAAAGATAAAGTTATTGAAAATTTAAAAACAATGACTGACAGTGAATTAGCAAAACTTTGGTTACAGTTTGGAGTTAAACGTTCAACAGTTAAGAGAGCAATAATGACAAGTCCTTACGGTTCAACAAGATATTCATGTAGTGATTTTGTTGATGAGGATTTAGTTAAAAGAAAAGACCAAGGTGACATTCATCCATTTGGTAGTGCTTCATTTCAAGCTTGTACATTTTTGGCAGGTGTAATTTGGGACTCAATGGGTGAAGTTTTATCTTCGGCAAGATTAGGAATGTCATTCTTACAAGATTGTGCAAAAGTTTTAGCAAAGTCTGGACACGCTGTACGTTGGAATAATCCAGTTGGATTTCCAGTGATACAAGATTATCCAGAGTTTAAATCTATGAGAGTAAAAACTAAACTTTTTGGTGAAGTCATAAAACCAAGAATTAATGTTGAGACAGAAAAGTTTTCAGTACACAAAGCTAAAAATTCATGTCCACCAAATTATATTCACGCTCAAGACTCAGCGCATTTGTTTATGTGTGTAGTCAAAGCGTATGACAAAGGAGTTTCACATTTTTGTAATGTGCATGACTCTTTCGGTACACTAGCTGCTGACAGTCAGACACTAGCTGACACTATTAGAGAAACATTTGTAGAAATGTATTCTAATGGTTGTCCGTTGGAAGATTTTAAAACATCTATGTTACCAATATTAAACGATAGCGAGAAAAACAAACTTCCAGAAGTTCCAGAAAAAGGGGACTTTGATATTGAAGAAGTTTTAAAGAGTGAGTTTTTCTTTGCATAAACTAATCCACTAATAGGTTAATAGTACCCCTATTAGAACTAACGGAGTAAAAAATGAAGGAAGTTCAAATGCCCTTAGATGAGGGCGTAGCTTTAATTGAAAAAGGCTATTTAGATGAAGAAACAGTAAATGAGGAAAATGACAATGAAGAATAAGTACACAAAGATTGTTACACCAATTGGAATTGCTCAGTACCCATGGCTATCAAGCCCTGATACTAAGTTTTCTGAAGTAGGTGATTATAAAACAAATCTTATACTAAACAAAAAAGACGCTCAAGACGTTATCAAGATGATTGATACGGCTAGAGAAGAAAGCG